TGTTGTTATCCTACCATTTTTTATGGGGAGGTGCCTATGTTGGAAAACATTCTACCATCCTTAATAACGGGAGTCTTGGCGTTGATTGGGATAATATTTACCAATATTATGTCCAATAAACAGATAGAACATAAGTTAGAAGTTAATCAGGCGGAGATGAATATTAAACTTGATTACATCACAGCACAGGTAGAACAGCATAATACAGGAATACAACAGATACCTGTATTAGCCGAAAAGGTTAAAAACCTTGAGGAAAAAATTAAGTCTATCGAGAATCAGATATCCAAGGGGTAAGACACCTCTTTAGATATAGTCCAGCATGTGGACATTTAACTACATGCGCATTCCGTGGATACTGTAATCCACATTTAAACAAAACAGATATAAAGAATGGGAGGAAGTTTTTTATGAAACTCGAAGATGTGTTTAACGGAAGTGAGTCTTTGACCTTTGAACAGTTTAAGGCAAAACTCGGAGATGCCAAGTTTGTTGATTTATCCGAAGGTGGTTATGTATCCAAAAAGAAGTATGAGGACGACTTAGCAGTAAAAACTAAGGAGATTGAAACTCTTAATGGTACAATAACTACAAGGGATAAGGATTTAGCAGGTCTCAAGGCAAAACTTGAGGATGCCGGTACAGATTCCGAAAAACTTAAAACCCTCAATACACAGTTCACAGAACTGCAGGGTAAGTACGAGGAAGATGTTAAGGCTTACAAGGCACAGTTAAGCAAACAGGCTTATGAATTTGCGGCAACAGAATATGCTAATAAACAGCAGTTTACAAGTGAAGCCGCAAGAAGAGATTTTATCCGTCAGCTTAATGAAGCAGGTCTTAAGATGGATAAAAATGGAATTATGGGTGCGGACGATTTTAAAAAGTCTTATGCGGAGAAAAATTCAGATGCATTTAAGCCTGAGGCTCCTGCCACACCTACTACACCCACAACACCTACGGCACCACAGTTCGTTGGTAGCACACCGGGTGACCCGTCATCTCAACCGAAGATGACATTATCGGAAATGATGAAGGCAAAAAACGAGAACCCAAACCTTTCCGTAAATTTCTAGGTATTTTAAAAAAGCACAAACAATAAAAGGAGGACAAAGAAATGCCTTATTTCGACAGTAAGATTTTCAATGGTGAAGTATTTCAGAGGTATGTGGACAGAGTGCCCAATACTAAACTGAACGAACTCATCAAATCAAGAGCAGTTGTAAGACGTCAGGACCTTGCCGGCGCTATGGCAGACCAGGTGGGTGGTAACTATATCACCACACCTTTAAAGGGTCTTATTAGTGGAACAACTCCACTCAATTATGACGGTGTTACAAACATCACAGCACAGAATACAAAGACCTTCAGCCATTCAAGAGTTGTTGTTGGTCGTTCACAGGCATGGACAGAGAAGGACTTCTCCTATGATATTACAGGCGGAGAAGATTTCATGGAGAACGTAGCACAGCAGGTAGCTGAATATTGGGACGAGGTTGACCAGGCAACACTTATCAGCATTCTTAAGGGTGTATTCTCTATGAGTGATGCTGAAGGTGCAAAGTTTGTACAGTCCCACACAAGTGATATCACTACTGTACAGAACAGTGAAGGTAAGACCGGTTACATGGACGCTACATCACTGAACACTGCCATCCAGAAGGCATGTGGAGACCACAAGAATAAGTTTTCACTTGCTATTATGCATTCAGCAGTATCTACCAACCTTGAGAACATGAAGATTCTTGTTTACCTCAAGTACAATGATGCAAACGGAATGCAGAGAGATGCCTCAATCGCAACACTCAATGGACGTATGGTACTCATTGATGATTCAATGCCTACTGAGAACAAAGAAGTGACTGCAGGTGTTTATGAGGTTACACTTTCTGGAACATGGGCCGCAGATGATGTCCTTACCATTGATGGTGTTGAATACACAGTTGTTACAGGTTCCACAAGTGCTTCAGCTATTGCAACGGCATTTGCTAGTGCTTACTCAGCATTAACTGGCAAGAATTACACAGTTACAGCAAGTTCAAGTAAACTTACATTTACAGAAGTAGCTGGTAAGTATGGTTCAGGTGTTCCTGCCGTTTCTGCTACTTCTACTGCCGG